GTGGTTGCAATGAAAAAATTAAAACTTAAAGAAGACGAAAAAGGCAACAAAGTCACAGATGTAAGGGGTATAAGAGCGGCCTGTAAAGTAATGAAAACAAGATATGCCAAACCTTTTGAAAGTGTGCAGGTAAAAATTCCATATGACACTGGTATGGATCCTTATTCAGGTTTACTTGATCTTTTTGAGAAAAAAGGTATAATAGTGCAACAAGGAAACCGTTTGAAGTACATAGGTCCAGATAAAAAAGAAATCATAGAGTTCCGAAAAAATTGGAGTGCAGATAAATTAACACAAGTCATGACTGACTTTAGTAATTTAGCAACTCTAACCGAGGAACCAAAGGATGCAGAATAGCATGGATCATGAACAAATTGAAGAAATTTGGACCACTGTATCTCATTATGTCACTGAAAGACAAAAACTTGACTGTGCAGTAAATTTTGTAAAAGTGCTTGTAGATCAAGGAGTAGATATAAAAACTTTGAGAGCCGCACAAGAATACGATGAAAAATTAACAGAAGCAGTTAACATTGTGCTTGAAGATACAGAAGATAACGAAGAAGTAGATGTGTCAAACTATTACGATGAGGATGAATGAGTTGGTACAATATTATAAGCAAAGACATTAGCAAGATTCCAGATTGCATTTTACACTACAACAACGAATATAATGCCGCTAGAAAAGAATGCGGTATATGGGGCAACCTTGAAAAATCATCGGCGGCATTGCCAGGAATAGTTGAACACAGATTTCAGCAACTGCAGGAGATTGAAGCAATATTAGAATATCTTAACATTGAAAAAAGAAAATTAAGAGCAGATCATTTTAGAAAATATCTTGAAAATTATCAAAGAGCACTGTCAAGCCGTGATGTAGAAAAATACGTTGATGGTGAAGCAGATGTTGTAGATTTTGAAAAAATTGTAAATGAATTTGCATTATTAAGAAATCGTTGGTTGGGTATCACCAAAGGTTTGGATCAAAAACAATGGCAACTGACCAACATTGTGAAACTAAGAGTAGCAGGTATGGAAGATGCCACAATCAAATAGAATAATACTTACAGACGTTGACGGAGTACTGCTCGAGTGGGAACATCACTTTACAAAATGGATGTTACAACGAACTTTATTTGACGAAAGAGGAGCAAGATACCACCCGTACAGACTTTTACCTGATAAACAAAACACATATGAAATGGCCGAGCGTTTTGGTCTTACAAAGACAGAAATAAGAAAACTAATACGTGAGTTCAACAGAAGTGCATGGATGGGCACACAAAGACCTTTGCCTGAATCTCAAACCTGGGTAAAACTTTTACATGCAGAAGGCTGGACATTTATACCTATTACTTCACAAACTTCTGATATACCAGCACAAGAATTAAGAAAGAAAAGACTTGCTGAACTTTATGGTCCTAATGTTTTTCAAAATTATCATATACTGGGTACAGGAGCAGACAAAGATTCAGCACTGGCAGAATTTCATAACACAGGTTTATGGTGGGTTGAAGACAAACCACATAATGCAGTAACAGGCCTACAATTCGGACTTAAACCAATATTGATAAATCATACATATAACCAAAGTTTTGAACATCCTGAAATTACGAGAGTAAATAATTGGAAAGACATATATGAAGTTATCAATAACAAGCACAAAACCAATTAAAACGTTCTACCTTAAAGGGGTAGATGGAAAAAATTACGATATTGAATTAGATAAAGAACAGAACATACCTAATCAATGGTATGAACTCCTTATACCTTATGAAGGAGAACACATTGAAATCAAAGACATATTAATAAACAACGAAAGCATAAAAGAAAATTTCTACACTGGATTTTACACAGACGGAGAAGGAAAAAGACATCAACCTGCAAGTGCTGTTTGGTCAGATGGTGGTGTTTACAGCATTTGGATACATACTGAACCAGGAAGAATATGGCAAAGATTCACAGATCAAATTAGATCAGGAGATTTTGGAAAATATCTTTTTGACAAATATCTTTTTACTGTTGATAGACCAACAAAAATTGCAGACTATTTTGATCAAACTTTAAAACACTATTTTGGTTTTGGAGATGGTCCCAATTGGTGGTTAAAAAACGACAGATTTACGCCTTGGACTGAAGTAGATTGGCTAAAAAAAGAAGATTATGATATGGACAATCTTGTAAAAGAATTTGATTCTTGTTTCCCAACAGGCAATTGGTGGTGCGGAAAGATACAAACCAAACACACAAAAAGAGGACTAACAGTTGGACTTGCTGATTTGCCTTTTATACCAATAGATAGTTTGCCAAGCAAATTTGTTCAAGACTTTGTAAAAAAGTTAGGATACAAAAGATTAATTGACATACAAATTCAAACACTTGCACCTAAAACATCTCTACACATACACAAAGATCATCACTATGATAGGGCATGTTATCCTTACACTTCTGGTCCAAAAAAATTTTATTGGACACTAGGTGATCACAAGAATGTGTATTTTAAATTAGGAAATGCAGGACTGTTACCTTTAGAAAAACCACTTTTTATCAACGCAACTGAACATGTTCACGCTGTTGTCAACGAACAAGATCAAGAAAGACACGTGTTGACCATGTATGGAGAACTATAATGTTTTATATTTGGCATACATTATTAATTACGGCTTTTGTTTTTAGTGCTTTTGCACTTGGATACAAATTGGGTATTACAAAATGGAAAACCAAGCGAAAAAAATACTAATCTGTGGCTTACCTGGATCAGGTAAAACTACGTTAGCAGAAATACTTGTCAAACACTTTGATGCTGTTTGGTTAAATGCAGACGAAGTAAGAAAACAAGCCAACGATTGGGACTTCTCGCCTGAAGGAAGAACAAGACAGGCAAACAGAATGAAAAATCTTGCTCAAGAGGCTTTAAACAAAGGCAAACATGTCATTGCGGATTTTGTTTGTCCAACTGAAAAAACAAGAGAAGATTTTAATGCAGATTATGTGGTATGGATGGACACAATCAAAGAAGGCAGATTTGATGATACAAATAAAATGTTTGAACCACCTAAAAAATACAATATCAGACCTTATTTTATGCAGGCGGCAATGTGGGCAAAGTTAATTAGAGAAGACATAGAAAGAACACTTCCATACAAATGGGATAACAAAGCACCAACGGCACAGATGCTAGGACGTTGGCAACCATGGCATGACGGACATCAAAAATTATTTGAAGCCACACTGCAAAAAACAGGACAAGTTTTAATAATGGTTAGAGATGTACAAGGTGTTGAAGACAATCCGTTTGATTTCGAGACTGTAAAAACAAATATTGAAAAAGCACTAAATCCAAAATATAAAAATAAATTTAAAATTATACTTGTGCCAAATATTACAAACATATGTTATGGTAGAGGTGTTGGATACAAAATTGAAGAAATTGTTTTGGACAAAGAAACACAAAAGATATCAGCCACAGCAATAAGACAAAAAATGCGTGATCACGGCAATCTTTAGTAATGAAAAAAGTAAAAAGTTGGTACTTACCTGATAACGAACATCATTTTGAAAGAGAAATGACTAGCAAAAATGTAGATGGTTACCAAGTTCCTAGCAGAAAAGCAACACTCAAAAAAATAAAAAAATTACCTGGATTTATTCCGTTATTGGCTCTTGACGTTGGTGCAAATGTTGGGTTTTGGACGAGAGATCTTGCAAGAATCTTTAAAAAAGTAAATGCATATGAACCACTACCAGAAAATATAGAGTGCTTAATCAATAATGTGCCAGACAAAAATGTATTTGTAAAAAAATTTGCATTAGGTGACAAAACAGAAGTAAAAGAATTAATGATTCCACAAAATGGCAACTGTGGCTCGGCAACTTTTCAAGATTCAAACATTGTTGATAACTGTGAAGTAAACAGATTAGATGTGCTAGTAAAAACTCTCGACAACGAACTTGCTAGTGAAACAACTGA